TGGTGCATCACAGTCCCTGACTCGGGCAGCGTCCAGGAGCTGGCCGACCTGATCGGTGTCGAGGTCCCTGCACCATGATTCGCCGCCCTGCTACTGCACTGGCGCTGGGCCTAGCCCTGGCCTGTGGCAGCGCCGCCCTCGGTGCGACCGAGGTCCGTATCCCCGGCCTGACGGGGGCCAAGGCCAGCGTCCGACTGGTGCTGCAGTCAGACCGCAAGACCCAGGTGCTGGGGTTCTCGGGCGTGGAGTGGGCCACCACCTACAGCGCCCACGACCTGGCCGCCGCCGCTACCGTGGCACTCACCCCCACCGCAGACATTGCGACGGTTGGGGGCAAGCCGACCTGCTACCTGATCAGCGTCTCCGCCACCGGCGGGCGCGGCTGGGCCGAGTGTGTGCAGGTCCCCGACTCGCCAACGGCCCTCGAACTCGCGGATCTGGTTGGTCTATCGGGCATCGACCCGGCGAGCTTCCTGGCCGGCCGGCTGCTGACGACCGACGAGCGCGCGGCCATCGATGCGGCGACCTCGCCGCCTACGGGGCTCAATCGCATTCTGGTAGCGGCGGACATTGCGGGCGGCGGCTTGGGCGCCGTGACCTCGGTCGCCGTATCCGGATCGGACGGTATTCAGGTAGACAGCGGATCGCCTATCACGGCGGCCGGGACCATCGCCCTGGGGATCGACGCCACGACGCTGGCGACCCATCTCGGGCTCGGCACGGCCGCGTATACCGCGAGCACGGCCTATGAGGCGGCGGGGGTGACGCTCGCCGAGCTGACCGACGTGGGTGTGACCACGGCGACCGCCGGGCGCCTGCTGGTCGCGGACGGCGACTCGTGGGAGTCGGTCGCGCTGTCGGGCGACGCGACCCTGAGCGGGGCCGGTGCCCTGAGCATCGCGGCCGATGCCGTAGCCCTCGGGACCGACACCAGCGGGGCCTACGTGAGCAGCGCGACGGCCAATCAGGGCCTGCTCCTGACGGGCTCAGAGGGCGCCAGCCTCGGCCTGATCGACTGCGCGGCCTCCCAGGTCCTGCGCCGCGATGCCGGCGATACCCTGTGGGAGTGCGCGACACTGGGCGGCGGCTTGGGCACCGTGACATCTGTAGCCGTATCCGGATCGGACGGTATTCAGGTAGACAGCGGATCGCCTATCACGGCGGCCGGGACCATCGCCCTGGGGATCGACGCCACGACGCTGGCGACCCATCTCGGGCTCGGCACCGCGGCCTATACCGCCAGCACCGCCTATGAGCCTGCCGGCGTCGCCTCGACCGACATCACAGATTCCTCCACCGCTGGGCGGACAATTTTGGTCGCCGCCAACAAGACCGCCCAGCGGACCTTTTTGGAGCTGAAGAGTGCCGCGCTTCTGGACGTCGGGACGGCCGCGCTGAATGTCGTCCAGCTCGACGCCTCGGCCAAGCTCCCGGCTGTGGACGGCTCGCAGCTTACCGGGTTGCCGTCCGGCGGGGCCTCGGCCCTGGCCGACCTCAGCGACGTGGGAGTAACCACCGCCACCGCCGGCAATCTCCTCGTCGCCGACGGCGATAGCTGGGAGTCCGTCGCGGTGTCCGGCGACGCCACCCTGGCCGGCACCGGGGCCATGACCATCGCGGCCAATGCCGTAGCCCTGGGGACCGATACGACCGGCTCCTATGTCTCCAGTGCCACCGCCAGCCAGGGCCTCACGTTGACAGGCACCGAGGGGGCCAGCGTCGGCTTGCAGGACTGCGCCGCATCCCAGGTCCTCGGCCGCAATTCCGAGGATACCGCCTGGGAGTGTCAGACTATCACCCCGTCGGCAGTCTACACGCAGACTTACACCAGCGGCACCGGGACTTGGACCAAACCAGCCGGCCCCTATCGCTGGGCCAATATCGTCTTGATCGGTGGCGGCGGCGGGGGCGGCTCAGGGCCGCTGCTATCGGCCGCCGGCACGGCGTACACAGGCGGCAGTGGCGGCGGCGGCGGGTCCACCACGATCATCTCTCTCCCGTACGCCAGTCTGCCATCGTCCGCATCCTATGCGGTCGGGGCTGGAGGGGCTGGAGGGGCCGCTGTAACCACTCCCGGCAACGGCAACAATGGTAGCGTGGGGGCTATTACCAAACTCGGCCAGTGGTCCTCCCAATTCGGCGGTGGGGGTTTCGGGGGCAAAACCACATCGACGAGCGGGGGGACCGGCAACAGCGGCGGTATCTACATTGGAGGCATGGGCGCCACGGCCGCTGTCGGCGCCGCTGGTGGCACCGCGACCGATACCCCACAGTATGGTGGCGGTGGCGGCGGGGCCGGTGGCGGTATCGCTGCGGGAGGCACTACCTATGCTGGCGGCGATGGCGCCCGCGCCATGGCCCAGATGTATCGGACCGGAACGACCGCTAGCAGCGCGACTGTCGCCGGCGGGACCGGAGGCGGTGCCGGCGGAACTGCTGGTGCCGCAGGAGATGCGGGGTCGGATGTGACCCTGGTGCCCTACGGATCGGGTGGCGGTGGGGGCGGCGGCGGATCGGCCAATTCGTCCGGTGTCTCTGGCGGGGCCGGTGGTGCTGGCGGTGCACCAGGCGGGGGTGGTGGCGGCGGCGGGGCGGCCGTCGATGGTGGCGGAGCAACTTCTGGGGCCGGTGGAAATGGCGGTCCTGGGCTGATTTACATCGAGATCTTCTAGTAGCTACAGACATGATCGCACTCATCGACGCAGCTACCGGCCAGTATGTCGGTCCAGGGCCAGCAGACAACGAGGTAGGCCCTGACTGGCAGCCACCGCCGGGCTATGCCGATCCGCCAGTGGTGGCCGTGCACGGCGCGCCAGAGCACATCACGGAAGGCTGGGGCTGGCTCTCAGGCTGGGGCTGGGAGCTGTGGGACGCAACCGAGACCCCTGGCATTTATCGCCCGCCGACAGATGCCGTGCGGCTGGCCCGCGTCAAGGATGCCCTGCGCGAGTCGGCGCTCGCCGATCTGCTGGAGGAGCGCCACCGCCGGGTGGATCTCTACACCGGCGCCGATGCCCGCGCCCGCGACAATCGCCTGATGGCGGCCGTCAGCATCCTGGACCGCGTGCAGTCCGGCACTGCCACGGCGGAGGACCTGGAGCTGATGGAGGCCCTGCGCCAGGTCGAGCCCCTGGTCCGCGGCCACGACGCCGCCGCCGCCGCCATCCGCGCCGAGATCCTCGCGGCCGAGTCGCCCGCGGCCCTGGACGCGATCATGGCCGCGCTGGCGACGGATGCCAGGTGGCCGACGTGAGCGCCATGCAGAGCAACGCCATCCTGGTGGCGCAGTACCGCGCCTGCCGGTCTGCCGTGGCGGCTGCCTACCTGAGCGCTGCGGCGGCGACGACCGAGGCCGGGGCGCGCCTGGCTGAGCGCCTGCGCTGGCGCCGTCTGGCCCAGCGCTGGCGCCTCGACGCCGCGGCGCTGGCCAGCGATGCGCGGTCCTATGCCCAGATCGCCGGGAGCGATGTCTGCCCCGGTCGCGTGCTGGCCGCCCTCTGCGGCGGTGTCGCTGGGGCCATGCTGGGCCTGGGCCTGGCGCTGGTGATCGAATGGTGCTGGCGCCTGTGTGCCAGCGTGGTCCTGGCGGCCATGGGCCGCGACCCGTATCGGAGGGGATGATGCAGATCGATCAGATGGTGCCGGGCGCCGCGCTGCCCACGGCAGATGCCGTGGTCTCGGCCGGACTGGGCGGCGACTTCGGCCCCGCGCTGTGGGGCACCATCCGCGAGGGCGACATGGCCGGACCCGGCGACCTGGCGCCGCAGGTGGATGCCGTGCTGGGGCCGCTGCTCCTGGAGGGGCAGCTCCAGCCGCCCTGGGGGCTGTACCCAGGCACCCTGCCCGGAGACCATGCCGGGCACATCCCCGAGCCGCCCGTACTATGGCTGCTGCTGGGGCTGCTGGTGCCGGTGATCCTGTGGCGGGTGCGCCGCGCTTATGTGCGGCGGCGGCAGGAGCGGCTCCAGCATGAGGCGCAGCAGGCTCTGCCGCGGGACGAGTGACGGGCACCGTGGAAACTTGTGTTGCTCGCCGGCCGGCGTCGGCCGGGGCACAGTAAGGGCATGCCAGCGCTCCAGCCCAGGGTCATCGAATTGCAGCCGCCGCCTCGCCGCGCAGCAGCGCGCGCCGAGCTGGCGCTGTGCCGCGCCATTGAGCCGGCTGCCGACGGCACCCCGCCCGAGTGGTTGCTGCTGGCCCCGGCGGGCGAGATCCTGGGCCGCGACGGGCGCCGCTTCCGCAACCCGGACCCCGCCGTGGTCGTGGCCCAGTGCCAGGCCGGCGGTGCCGACATCCCGCTGGACTGGGAGCATGCCACCCACATCCGCGCCCCCCAGGGGCTAGACGCCCCAGCGGCCGGCTGGGTGGTCGAGGTCCAGGCCCGCGGCGCAGAGGTCTGGGGCCGTGTCGAGTGGACCGAGGCCGGTGCCGCCGCCGTGCGCGAGCGGGGCTATCGCTACTACTCCCCGGCCTACTACCTGGACCCGCAGACCCGCGCTATCACCGACATCCCCAGCGTGGGCCTGACCAACCGCCCAAACCTGGCACTTCCCGCCCTCAACAGCACCGAGGCCCCTATGTTCCCTGAGTCCGTCCTGACAGCCCTGGGCCTCGCGCCCGACGCCGACGAGGCCGCGGTCCTGGCCGCCATCGAGGCCCTCAAGGCCGCGCCGACCATGCCGAACCTCAACAGCTACGCCCCCAGGGCGGAACTGGACCTGGCGCTCAACCGCGCCGTCCAGGCTGAAACGGCCTTGCGCACGGCGCAACAGGCCGAGATCAACCGGCAGGTCGATGCGCTGATCGCGCAGGGCCTGGCCGCCGCCCGTATCACCCCGGCGACGGTGGACTATCACCGCGCCCAGGCGCAGACCGAGGGCGGCATCGAGCGCCTGCGGTCCTACCTCGCCGCCGCCCCGGCTGTGGTCACCGACGCCAGCCGCGCCGGCAAGCCGCCCGAGGGCAGCCCTGAACTCAACGCCGAACAGCGCCGCATCCGTGCGGCGTTCGGCCACACCCCTGAGACCCTCGCCAGGTACGGAGCCTCCCAATGACCGCCCTCGCTGCCGATATCAACAACCCACGCCGCGATGGCGTCGAGTATGCCTACCCCATGGCGGCCTCGGTGACCGCGTACATGGGCGGCCTGGCCGTGCTGGATGCCTCCGGCAACTGCAAGCCAGGGGTCGCCGCCACCGGCCTGACCGCCGTGGGCATCTTCATCGAGCAAAAGACCAACGGCGCCACCGCCGCCGCCGTCACGGTGCTGGTGAGTCCTGGCGTCTACCGCTTCGAGAACAGTGCCGCGGGCGATGCGATCACCAAAGCGGAAATCGGCGACACCTGTTACATCGTCGATGATGCCACCGTCGCCAAGACCGACGGCACGGGTGCCCGGAGCGCCGCCGGCAAGATCGTCGACGTGGACGCCAACGGCGTTTGGGTCAAGATCGGAATCTAACAGGAGTCACCACGATGCTGATCAACAAAGCCAACATCTCTGAGGTCTTCGAGAACATCCGGGCGACCTTCAACCAGGCGCTCGATGCCGCCGAGACCATGTATCAGGACTTCGCCACGGTCCTGGATACCTCGCAGATCGTCGAGAAAATGGACTGGGTCGGGCAGTTGCCGAACTGGCGCGAGTGGGTCGGCGACAAGGTGGTCAACAATTTGGCCGCCCATACCTACAGCCTGACGTGCCTGGAGTACGAGTCCACCATCGCCGTCAAGCGGCGCGACCTCGAGGCGGACCGCCTGGGTATCTACAAGACCCAAGCCATGAGCCAGGGCGAGCTGGCCGCGTACTTCCCCGAGGAACGCTGCGGCGATGCCCTCAACAACGCCTTTACCGCCCTGTGCTGGGACGGCAAGGCGATGTTCGCCACCGACCATGTCGGCGAGACCAAGGCCGGCAAGGCGACCACGTTTAGCAACAAGGGAACCGCGGTCTTGTCCGCCTCGACCCAGGCCCTGGCCATCGCCAGCCTCGGGGCTGGCCTGACCGCACTGCGCTCGATGAAGAACCACAAGGGGCGCCCGGTGCGGGTGCGCAACATCCAGCTTGTGGTGCCGCCCGCCTTGGCCGACATCGCCAACATTCTGGCGACCAGCACCACGCTGGACGACGGCAAGGCCAACCCCTTCAAGGGCGTGGTCACGGTCAAGGTGTGGCCCGAGTTGACGAGTGCCACGGCCTGGTTCCTGCTGGGCGAGTCCGGCGGTCTCAAGCCGCTGATTCTCGTCCAGCGCAAGAAGCCCACCACCGCCGAGGTCACCGATCCCAACGACAGCCACGTCGTCAACACCGGCCAGTTCCTGTTCTCGATCGAGGCCGATGCGGTGGCGGGCTACACCTTCCCGCAACTGGGCTACGGCTCCACCGGCGCAGGCTAACCCCAGGAACGCCGGCCTCTGGCCGGCACGGGACCCCCGGCCACGGGCCGGGGGTCTGACCCAAGCCCCTCGCGGGGGTCTTAGGTCAGACCAAGCCACCGACCCGGACAGCGCTGTCCGGCTTGACCCAACCACAGGGCACCATGTACGCCACCCTTGACCAGATGCTGGCCCGCTTCGATCGGCCCGACAGCCAGGAGCTGTCGCGCCTGACCGCGGGCAGTGGCGGTGTGCGCGACGATGCCCGCATCGAGGCGGCCCTGGCCGAGGCGTCCGGCCAGATGGACCTGTATCTCGGCACGCGCAACACCCTACCGCTGTCCGGCCTGATCGCATCGCAGGCGGACGACCTGGCGCGCATCGCCTGCGACATCGCCCGCTACCGTCTCTGGGCGGACCGTGCCTCAGAGGAGGTCCGGGCCCGCTACGACGATGGTATCCGGGTCTTGGAGCAGATCGCCTCAGGGCGCATCGTCCTGGATCTGGCGACGGCGACGGCCACAGCGGCCAAGGCCACCGCCAGCGCCGGGCCCCGCGTCATGACCCGAACCACCTTGGGCGGGCTCTTCTAATGCTGGGCTGTCGCCGCTGCGGCGACGTGGTGTTGTTGGCCGTGGCCATCGTCGGCCTGGCCCTCATTGCCGGGGCTGTGGCCACGCTATGAGCGACCCCACCCAGACCGACTGGGCGCTGGAGTCCTTCCTTGGCGAGCGGCTGCGCGACCTGGCCGCCGACACCGAAGAGCAGCAGGCGGTGGCCCGCCTGGACTGGCCGGTGACCACCATCGCGCCCCTCGACGAGCTGGGGCTCCCAGAAGAGCGCCAGGCCATGGCCCGCCCCCTGGCCTTGTATTTCGGTCTGGCCGGTGAGAGTCGGGAGGCCAGTATTGGCGAGGGCAGCGCGCAGCGCTGGGCCGAGGACTGGTGGGTGGTCATCGGCGCCAGCCACCCGGCGCCCAAGCTGGGGGCCGCGGTCAACCTGCTGCGCGACCTGGCCGGCCCCCTGCGCCGGCGGCTGCGCATCGGCCTGGGGTCCTGGACCCCGGACCGCCGCTACTGGACGCCCCTGGAGCGGGTGCCGGCTCAGGCCGCGCCCGTCTACTTGATCGGGTATGCCGAATTCCCGCTGCGCTTCCGCACCCTGGTGCGGGAGAGCGCTCCCCACTTCCGCAACCGGAGCTGATCATGGCTTTCACCTCACGCAAATTCCAGGGCGCCGGCATCGTCTCCATGCGCCCCTACGGCACGACCCAGGCGCTGGTCGATGTGGGCGATGTCTCCACCGCGGTGCTCGGCCAGGAGACCGAACAGAAGAGCCTGCCGAACCTGCGCGGGGGCGGCGGTAACAGCGCCAGCACGCAGCGGGTGACCAAGCGGTCGCTAAAGCTGGGCTTCCAGGACTGGTGCTGCGAACGGGTGCTGATGGCGATGAAGGGCACCGCCACGGCGATCCCCGCCGGTGCCGTCGCCGCCGGGACGCCGGAGGTGGTGACCGCCAAGCTGGGCGGGATCATCCGGCTGGCCTACGTCGACCCCACCAGTATCGTGGTCAAGAAGTCCGACGACTCGGTGACCTACAGCATCGCGAACGGTGACTACACACTGACCCACAACGGCATCGAGATCCCGGCGACCGGGTCGGATATCGTCGACGGCCAGTCGCTGAATGTCTCCTATTCCTACAGCGCCCAGTCGCTGATCGAGGCGTTTACGGCGTCGGACACCTATTGGGAAGTGCACATCGATGGCCTCAACGACGCTGAGACCGGGGACAAGTACACCATCGATTTCTGGAAGTGGCAGCCGTCGGTGCCGGATTCTCTGGATCTGCTCCACACCGACTACGCCATCCTGGACATCGAGGGCGAGCTGCTGACCGACAGCACCAAGGGCTCCGGCGTCTCGGCCATCATGCGGCTGAAGCAGACCACCGGATCCTGAGTCACCCGTCCTTGGGGGGCCCAATGGTCTCAAATTGAGACGTTCGTCGGCCTGACCCGAGAGCGCAGCGAGCGAGCGGAGCCGGATGGACGACCTCAAGGTCAAGCTACTGATCCAGGCCGAACTGGCCGGCGCCAAGGAGCAGATCGCCGCCCTGGAGGCGAAGGTCGCGGCGCTGGGCGGCGGCGGCCAGAAGGCCGCCCAAGGTGTCGCCCAGGCCGGGGATGCCGCGGCCAAGGCCGGCAGCCAGGCGGCCGGTGCGACCAACCAGGTGGGTGGCTTGGCCGTTGCCTTCGGCAAGCTGGAAAGGGCCGTCGCGGCCTATTTCACCGTCCAGCTCGCAACCTCGATGGTGCAGAGCGCGGACTCCGCCCGCGTGCTGGAGTCCCGCGTTCAGAACCTGACCCAGGGGTCCGGCGACTTCGCCGAGGTCTGGTCGCGCATCTACGACATCAGCCAGGCCAACGGCGCGGCGGTCCAGGACACCACCCAACTGTTTCAGCGCCTACAGGTCTCGGCGCAGCGCCTGGGGGCGAACAATCAAGAGGTGCTGGACGTGGTCCGCGCCGTGCAGCAGCTCGGGCGCGAGGGCGGTGCGACCGCTGAGGAGCTGCGCCTGGCCAGCGTGCAGTTCGGTCAGATGCTGTCCAGCCCGCTGGCCCAGGCCGAGGAGCTCAACAGCATCCTCGATGCAATGCCGGCCCTGGCGCGCGCCATCGAGCAGGGCCTGGGTCTGATGCCCGGTGGGCTCAAGGCCGCCGCGGCCGCGGGGCTGGATACCTCGCGGATCTTCCGGACCCTGCTCGATCAGTCCGCGGCCATCAATGCCCGTGCCGGCGAGCTGGCCGAGAGTGTCGGCACCGGCATGCAGCGCCTCGGCAATGCCACCACCAGGTTGCTCGGCTCCATCGACGAGAGCATCGGCCTGACGGAGAAACTGGCCGATGCGCTGACGGGGGTGGCCGAGACCTTGGACCGCATCAGCCTTGGCTACGATCGGGTGTTCAACCGCGGCCCCGGCGGGATCGACCCCGGGCTGGCCGGGGAGGACCGCTTCAACGCCTTGGTCGCGCGGCGCATTGAACTGCTGGCCCAGGTCAAGGACAAGACCGCAGAGCTGACCCTGCTCAACACCAAGCGCGGGGTCTTCCCCGGCTATCAGGACGATTACGCCCGCGCCAAGGCCGATCTGGTCGAAATGACCTTCAAAGGGGTCGGCACCGCCGGCACCGCCGCCGGGGCGGCTGTCGCGGCCGGGGTGGATGCGGCCAAGACCAAGCTGGAGGGGCTGAGCACCAGTATCGGCACTCTCCAGGACGCGCTGGCCAAGATGGACGCGGCCGTCTCGGGCAAGAAGGAGACCAGCAAGGCCGTCAACCTGGGTGACATCGACAAGATCAAGAAGAAGGCAGAGCAGGCCTTGGCCGAGGGCAACATGGATGGCGCCGTCGCTGCGGCCAAGGAGGGCGCCGATGCCATCGCGCGCTACATGGACGAGGGCGGCTATGGCACGAACCCCATCGCGAGCCGCGCCAAGGCGTTCCGCGAGCTGGGCGAGGCCGCGAAGCAGGCCGCCGCCGACGCCAAGACGCCGGAAGATGCGATCAAGAAGATGCAGGGCAACGTCATCGACATGTACGTCCGCCCCGTCCTGGACCAGGAGGCCTATGACGCGATGATCAAGCAGATCACCGACGCCAGCCAGGTGGTCAAGGTCGGCATCCAGACCGAGATCATCGGCACCGGGGGATTTTCCAAGATCGGTGTGGACGCCAAGGGCAACCCCTTCATCGAAGGGTCCGGCGAGATCGAGTGGGAGAGCGCCAAGAAGGGCATGCCGGACCCCGCCGGGGCGGAGGGCTAGACCATGGCCAACGAGAGCGGTCTCTTCGTCCTGGGCGGAGTCACTGTGCCCGCCAACAGCATCCTCGATTGGTCGCAGAGCCGTCAGATCATCGCCTCCGAGTCGGTCCTGGAATACTCCGACCTGAGTATGGAGGTCCAGCAGGGGCCGACCAGCGCTACCAAGATCGCCTTATCCTGGACCTGCTCGGGATGGATGCCGCCGGGCCTCGACGCCCTGAGCCGGCTGACCACTCACAGCTTGCAGTATGAGCACCCGACCGGACTGAACACCTGGGAGACCCGCACCATCACGGTCTGGATCACCGAGCGCCCGCGCTATGTCGAGAATCTGCGCGCCCCCGGCGGCGGCTCCGTCTCTTGGACCCTGGCGGTGCGGCAGGCCTAAGCGATGGCGACCTGGTCCCTGGCTGTCCTTCTGGGGGGCACCGACATCACCGCCCGCCTGGTGGGGGAGCTGGATATCGATGCCGAGCGCGGCGCTGCCCGCGTCTGCGGCCTGTACTACCGCCCCGCCGGCTCTGTGGCGCCGCGCGACCTCGAGGGCCTGACCCTCACCATCGACCTGACCACCAACACCGCGGGCACCGTGCGCCGCTTCACCGGGCGGGTCTTCCGCGTCAAGGCCAACAGCGAGTCCGGCGTGGTCTACGTCATGGGCCAGGACAGCCTCAAGGCCCAAGCCAACGGCGCCACCCTGGCGACCCTCCAGACCTGGTGCCCTTTGGGCCTGTACCACGAGGCGGTCTTCGGCCCCCGCACCACCGGCTGGAACCAACTGCGCGACCTCGCCAGCACCAGCGGCGGCACCGTGGAATGTGGCCCGACCGATGCGCCCCGCGCAAACCCTTTGCGCGTGACGGGCCCGGCCGACTTGACCTATACCAAGTACCTGGCCGGATCCCTGGAAGAGGGCAGCCTCGACCTGGACGGCTTGGTCAATTCCTGCGTCATCACCTTCGCCTGGCGCCATACGCGCCTGTGGTCGCGCCCCCATACCCTGGCCTGGAACTGGGGCATCGAGTGGTGCGATCTCGTCTACGGCGGCGAGGCGTACTGGCAGAACCAGTGGCTTTTGCCCCAGGTGTCCGAGGTGCAAAGTTTCGACGGCAAGGCCGGGTGGTCATTCCAGACATCGCGCCAGTTGAGCGGAGGCGACCCGTTGGGGCCTGGCTTCAATGGCGAATATTTGCCCGTCAGCGACAACTACGACTGTGGCAATGGCCCATTCGTCTGGATCAACAAGGAGGAGGACAGTCCCCAGAGCCTGACACGCTTCGGCGTCCGACTGGAGCGCCGCGGCGTCCAGGCCGTCACCCGCACCTATACTTTGACCCTCGCGTGCGCCGCCAGCATCGCCCGCTACGGCACCCGTACCGCCACCGACCAGGCCAGCGGCGAGACGCCCTACGACCCCGCCGGCTGGGTCGAGAGCCAAGGCTCCGGCGTCCCCGCCGACGGGGTCAGCGGCTGGGCCAACAACGGGATCGGCGATCGCCAGCTCGACGTGGTGGACGAGGCCGACATGGATGCGGCGATGCGCTGCATCCTCCAGCACCGCCGCGACGCCATGCGCGCCAGCCATCGCCGACCCTTGGCCTGGGTGGTGCCGCTGGCCTTGGAGTGCGAACTCACCAGCACCGTCACCTTGGATAGCGCGCGCGTCAGCGCCGGGCCCGGGCGGGTGCACCGGATCACGGATCGGCTGACCTTCCCCAGCTCCGGTAACGGTTACCAGGGCCGCGCCGTCACGCGCATCGAGCTGCACCTCTCCCGGAGTCAGTACGGCACCCAGACCGACGACGCCCTGGACCCGCCGGCGGCCCCTGCGACCCTGCCGACCCACACGCCCCATGCTTCCACCACCAACCTGGCCAACCACATCGGCAACTGGTCCGGCGCACCGGCCTGGAATGACGAGGGGATGATCGGCTGGCGGGCCAATCGCTTGACCTATACCGGCGGCGGGACGCCCAATCCTTACCCAAGCACCGGCTTCAACTTCGACCTGCCGGACATCGAGGAGGAGATGACCAACGAGGTCCTCGGCACCACGGCGGCGACCTATGCCGTGGCCATCGACCACGAAACGCTGACCGGAGGCGACTGATGGCGGGCTTGACCACGGGGACGCCGTCCGGCTGGACCTACCAGGGCCCGGCCCTGGCACAGCAGATCAACCGCCTGTCGCGCTGGGGGCGGTTCAAGCGCAAGCCATTGCCGCCGGCCCCCGGGCGCCCGGCCATGCTGGGCGGGCGCGTGCGTACCGAGCGGGCTACTGCGCTCCTGACCGGCGCCGAGGTCTAGCTCGTGGAGGACTACCGCGCCTATGTGGCCAACCTGGTCCGCGCCTGGGCCAAGGTGTACCTGACCCAAGCCCTCCGCCGCCAGCCGAGCCAGCCCGAGCTGGACCGTTGGATACGCTCCCTGCTGCGCGCCCGCGAGATCGACCTCCTTGGCCCCGTCGCGGCGGCGAGACTCTTGGGCGGGCGCATTCGTACCGAGCGGCCGACGGCATTGGTGGTGCTGCCGGCAGAGATTTTTGGAATGGCTGGATTCCACGGTATCCCCTACTCGGACTCCGCCCCATCTGGGTGGGGGCTACCCTTGACGCCTCCGCCCGGCACGCCTGGCGGCGACCAACCCAACCGGGTGTTTCGCCTCCAAGGCGGTGCCTGGGCGTGTCTGGACGCGGATGATTGGTCAGCGGCATACCCGGACGGCGTCGTGGCCGGCAACTGCTCAAACCCAGGCGTTCATGCCGGTAAGGCCGTCTATGTGTCGTGGCGGTGGGGGAGCGCGGCAACGACCAACGCGCCGAAGTATTGCGATGAGGCGACTACCTTCCAGGGCGGGTGGGTGTCGCGGTCTGTGTGGCAGGGCGGGCGACTGCTTATGGAAGTACCATCGGGGTATTGCATCGGCGCGACCGTCAGTAATGGCTATGTGTTTGTGGTCGGGGCAAGTTCTGGATCTGGCACTTTCGTGTGGGCGCAGCCCGTGGAAACGCACCCGGATGGTGTGGGTTTGCAGTTAGTGGAAGGGTCTAGCCCAGCGCTGGTCTGGTCTATTTCCAGCACCGACTGGGTGCAGCAGTGGCGGGCATCGCCAGATGGCGCATCGATGGTCTGTGTTGGGGCTAGCGGCAACAGCCGGTTTATCGCCAGGCTGTCGTTGAGTGGAGCCCCATCGGCGTCTGGCACGCAGGAGACAAAATCGAACTATGTGACGTTCTGGCTGACAGAGACGCAAACGTTATCGCAAGTGTTGACAGGCACTGTCTTTGAAACGTTGATCAACGACAACGTGTCGATCCGAACTCCTTGTGTGACACAAGCGACCGTCAATTTTACGGTTTGTGGCGCCAGCTACACCAAATGTTATAACGCCAAAGGGGCCGGACTATCACAGAATTTTAAAACGGATACTTACCGGTACACAGACAGACGATACCAATATGTGCCGCGAGAGAGCAGGGATCGAGTGTTGGTGGCGGCCGACTTCGACGCGCAAGGACAAGAGGTCTTAGCGTATGTGAAGATGAAAGGAGCAGCGGATTACCGTCGGCGTATGCAATGCGGGAACCTCAGTCACAACCTGACCCCTTACAAAGAGATAACGATCGATCCGCCGTCAGTGAGCTACAGTACCACTCGCAGGCAATGCAACGGCATCTGGTATAACGATATTACCTCCTCAGTTACGTGGACTCAGACAACGGTAAACGAAATTTTCAGCACTGCGGTAGCGAGCAGCTACCGGACCGCAATCGGTACCGGCGAATCAGACGTGACTTGGGTGCTAGAGGTTGGCGGAATCGACGTGCTGGTGCTCGGCGAGATGATTGAGGAGTACAATCTTCGCACGAACGCGACAGCGGGGCCTAAAGTCGGAGCGATAACAATACAGTCTAAGGCCGGTATAGTTGATAATCAGTTTCAAGGAGATTGCCCGGTATGTCAGCAGAACACCTTTAAAGGCTACGAGTGGGGGTCGTTCCAGTTCTTGTCACAAAGTAGCACCGGAGATCCCGCTAATGGAGAAGCGTTTTTCTACGATCACTTTACTTCTTGCACACTGGAGCAAGAAGGCGAAACCAAGATGGAGAGAATTTTCCGCAAGCTGACATGGATGGATTTGACCATTGGTGCGTTTGTGTACCATGAGCGCAAGGGCTATTTTGCAAACGCCACCCCGCCAGCGGTATGGACGCAGCAATTCAACCCGTTCATTGACAATACCAGCATGATTATGACGGCTGGAGGGGCCCGCATCACCCAGGATTCAGCCGTGTTACAGGAAGGGGGGGAAGAGGTCGAACGCATAGATTCGGAGCTGATCGACACCCCGAGGGCCTTGCACTATGCGTTTGCACGCGGCACAGGCAATGGCGCCTTTTCCCGTGACACCACGGTATCTTACAAAGAGTTTTTCGCTCCAGGGAAGCCTTACCACGACGGGTCGCTAAACGAATCTGGGGGCGCTGTGCGTGGGGATAGTCAGATCCTGGCGGTGCGTCAGCCCCTTCTGCTCGCCGACGACGGTGAGTTGCGTGTGGTTAAGCTGGTCGGTCCAGAAGCGGACCCGCTGGCCTTGTGCGGCGCTGCAGGCGACAAGCAACACGTCGGCGGCGTGGGTGTGATCTAGGGCGTTTGCGCCCTGCGGTATTTTGTTGCGCTACGCGCAATGCCTCACGCCTGCGATTTATCGCGCTTTCTCGTTCGAGTTATCGTGCGCGGCTACACCCCGGCGAACCCGCCGAGCGGGTGCCACCTCCACCCCCGCTGCCCGGAGGCCGACCCCCACTGCGCCCTGGCCTATCCAGAAGAGGCGCGTCTGACCTCTGCCCGCGGGGTTCCTTAACTCCGTGGTAACCGCTAAGCCCCCTTGCCACCGAAGTTGAGACGGCCAGAGCGATAGCGATCGAACCCCCTCTGGCAGGCCATCACGCCCAACCCTCTCCCAAACGGCACCGCTCCCCCAGACCTCTGCTACGACACAACAGGGACCCACAAGCCCAAGCCGCGCCCCACGGATTGCCCCCGCCTGCTAGCACACGGCATGCGGCCGCATCTCCGAACTTCCCACCGGGCGTTGCAGTTGAGCTTCTGTATAATCGGGTGCTCGTTCAAGCCGTAGCCTAGGTCCGACCCCTTGAAGCTTATCGTCCAGATCCCCTGCTACAACGAGGAGCAAACCCTCGCGGAAACGGTTGGGGCCGTACCGCGCACCATCCCTGGGATCGACGTCGTTGAGATCCTCATCATCGACGACGGAAGCTCCGACCGGACAATCGAGGTCGCGCGGGAGTGCGGGGTTGACCATATCGTCCGCAACAAGCGCAACCAGGGCCTTGCCCGGAGCTTCCGCAACGGCTTGGAGGCATGCCTGCGCCTTGGTGCCGACGTCATCGTCAACACCGACGGCGACAATCAGTACGACGGCCGAGACATCCCGAAGCTTGTGCAGCCGATCTTGGACGGCAACGCGGATATCGTGGTCGGCGACCGCGAGACCGGCAAGATCGAACATTTCTCCCCAGCGAAGAAGTTCCTCCAATGGTTTGGGAGCGGCGTCGTACGCAGACTCGCCGGGGTCTGGGTGCCGGATACCGTGAGCGGCTTTCGCGCCTTCTCCCGGGAGGCCGCCATCCGACTTAACATCGTCTCGTCCTTCAGCTACACCATCGAGACGGTGATCCAGGCCGGCAAGCGACACCTGGCCGTCACTTCGGTCACCATTCGCACCAATCCCAAGACCCGTGACTCGCGGTTGTTCAAGAGCGTCCCCCACTTCATCCAGAACTCGCTGGGGACCATGGTGCGGATGTACGCCATGTATCAACCGCTGAAGGTGTTCTTCATCATTGGCACCTCCCTCACCGTGCTCGGTCTGCTCCCCATCCTGAGATTTCTCTATTATTACGCGCTCGGTGACGGAGGCGGACATATTCAGTCGTTGCTGCTGGGCGGGGTGCTGGCCTTGATGGGCTTCATCGCCTATCTAGC